GGTAACCCGCCCTGTCCGGCTCCCGGCACGCAATGGGAGTCACTGATCATCGCGCCGAAGACTGAGCATTCCGCCAAGCCTGAATGCTTCCTCGAAATGATAGAGGGCTATTACCCGACCATGCCCAAAATCGAATTAAACCGGCGTGGCCCGCCGCGACCAGGGTGGGACGCCTGGGGTAACGAGACAGCCGAAACAATGGAGGCGGCGGAATGAAAGTTGCTCCAGAAGTCGGGCAGATCTGGGTTGCGCAGCCGCACGGGCTTAGCCCCGCTGCGCTTACTGCTGGATTGTTTTCATGGAAACGGTTCGTTCGTATTGAAGCTGTCGATGTGAAACACGACAAAATCAGAATTAGCACTGTTTGGACCCCGGAGCGGGACGAGGCCCTAAGGCGTCTGCACGCCGAGGGCTTGTCTGCCAGCCAGATCGCCATCGAACTCGACTGCGGGCTCACCCGCAACGCCGTGATCGGCCGAACGCACCGCCTCGGATTGTCGCGCGCCGCGCGGCCGAAACCGGAGAAGACAAGGCCGCGGCCCCGCCAGGCCGGCGGCGATTACACCATCGCTGGCCGCATCAACAGGAAACTGAAGCAAGATCCGATGAGGCCGCCGGCGCCGCCGGTCGAGAGCCCCGCCGAACTCCCGGCCGAGGCGGTCACGCGTAGACAGCAACGACGGCCCAAGCAGTTCTTCGAGCTCAAAGAGAGCGATTGCCGTTATCCATACGGTGAACAGAGCTTCTTGTTTTGCGCCGCCGAGGCGCTGCCTAACCGGTCTTACTGCGGCGAACATTTTGCCCTGTGCTGCCCAGGCATCGCCGCCAAATCCAATCGCGCAGAGTGAGGAGACCGCAATGGGACGCCCGAAAAAATCCGCGAGCGAGAAAACCGGCGGCCCGTTGCCGCCGACGAACGGCAATCACCAAGACGATGACGTCAAGGCGATGACTTTCTTTGGCTTTGCCAAGCGCTGGCAAGCAGCGAAGGACACGCTTGCGATTGTCGAGGAGGAGGCCAAGGCCAAGCTTGGCAAGCACGCCGTGCGCGATATCCGCACCTGGGCGCTGCTGAAGGACGAGAAGGGCGAGGAGAAGCTCAAGGAAAAGATCGAGGCGCAGATGCGTATTGCCCGATGGCTCGGATTGGCCATGGGCACGCAAGCGGAGCTTTTCGCAGAGGACCGCACGCCGTCGGTTGACCGCGCCTATGCCGATGGCAAACGGGCTTGCATGGAAAACGAACCCCGCAAACCGCCGCATGATCCTTCCGTGCCACAATACCAACGGTGGATCGACGGCTATGACGCCGGGCAGGCGATTCTTGCGAGGGGGTTTAAGCCGCTGAAGGAAGCCGAGGATGACCGAGACCTGAGGCCGGAAAGCCTGCGTCGCGCGGAGGCGGAGAAAGCGGGCATCGGCGGCGCGCCGGCGACGTATAAGGTGGTCGAGGAGCAGGCGCACTGATTGCCATGACCCGCATCACCGGCACCATCTTCGCGTTGGATCTCGGGGTGAACCTGGGTCTTGCGGTCGGCCGCGCCGGGGCGAAGCCGGAATGCTGCTCCGTGAGGCTCAAGAAGACGGGCGAGCACCGCGCCGTTGCGTTCAGCAACCTGCTCGACTTCCTGGTGGGTCGGTTTGAGGCCATCCCGCCGGCTTTGGTGGTCAAAGAGAAGATGCTTCACATCGCGGCGCTGTTGAAGGTCTCCGGCGGCAGTGACGATAACTTTCGCATGCACGCCGGCCTGCACGGTGTCGTCGAAGGCCTATGCGGGCGCTATGGCGTCGCGTGGACCGAGGCCGCCGACAGCACGGTGCGCAAGCACTTCCTGGGGCGCGCCAAGCTTGGTGATCGTGCGGCTACCAAGGCCGCTGTGGTCGCGCGCTGCCATCTGCTCGGGCTCCTGCCGAAAGGCTGCGGTGACGACAACGTGGCGGATGCTGCTGCGACCTGGGACTGGGCGGCCGCTACTTACGGCCGCGAGAGCGCCACCACGCGCGAGCTGTTCCTGTTCGGCGAGCAGGCGAGGGGGGCCGCATGACGGATACCATCACCGCGGCCGACAAACTTTCATGCGCTGAACGCGAATTGAAAATACGCACGCGCGTCTACGAGCGATGGGTCGACGAGGGGAAGATGTCCGCCGGCAAGGCCGCCCACGAGATCGCCTGCATGGCGGCAATCGTGCAGGACTATGTGGCGGCCGCGAAGGGGGAGCGGCTGCTATGAGCGGCACCACATGGAGCAAGTTTTACTGGTCCGATTGGCTGTCGGACCCTGGTTTACGTAACTGCAGCCTCGCAGCCCGAGGGCTCTGGATCGAGATGCTCTGCATCGCGGCCCAGTCCGACCCGATCGGCTATCTCGCGATCAAAGGCCAGTCGCTTACGGTCCACGACACTGCCCGCATGGTCGGTGGCTCGGCGCCCGAAGTGGCGAAGTTGATCGAGGAGCTAGAACGAAACGGCGTACTGTCTCGCGATCGCAACGGCACGATCTATAACCGCCGTCTAGTTCGGGACGCGAAAAGATCGCGAGAAGCCAAGAAAAACGGTAAGGAAGGAGGTAATCCAAGCCTAAGAAAACAAAGGGGAAATCCCAGTGAGGATAACCCCCGGCTTAAGGGTACACTTAAGCCCCATAAGCCATATGCCAATAGCCAAGATACCAATAGCCAAGAATCAAAAAAGAAAGTTAGGGGCGCAAACGCGCCGCCGACGGAAAATGTTGTTTCGATCAGCCGGTATGCCTTCCAGGGCAGAATTATCCGGCTATCGCAAGCGGAATTCGACCGTTGGCGAGAATCTTATTTTGAGATCAAGGACATGCTGGCTGCTCTGCAAGCAGCGGATGATTACTATTTCCAAAATCAGCCAAAGGACGGGAAATGGTTTTTCCCGGTATCGAGGTGGCTGCAACGGGAGCATACCGCGGCTCTTGAGCACCGCGCCAAAGCCGACAAGGAGGAATTACGGCGCCGCGGAGATGCCTGGTGAAATGCAAAATTCCGATGACGTTCTTCGCCAACTTGCCACCGTCGGCGTCCGCCAAAACTTCGCCGGCACCCGACAATTTCGATGCCCTCAGTGCAGCCATACCCGACGCAAGAAAACCCAAAAATGCCTCTCGGTCACGGTGACGGGCAATGAACTTTTGTACTACTGCCACCACTGCAATTGGGCAGGCGGCGTCACGGATGACCCTGTCGGACGACGTCGCCAACTGGGCCAAAACCGAGCGCCGCATCAGCCGGGAGACCTTGGAACAGCTCGGCGTCGCCTCCGGTACCATCTACTTTCCTGACCTCAATCGGAAGTCAGAGGGCATCGTTTTTCACTACCGCGACGGCTGGAAAGCCCGCGCCGTCCCCGACAAATCCTTCGTGGCCGGCAAAGGTCTCAAACTCAGCTTCTGGGGCGAGGACGACGCGCTCGCGGACCAGCCAGAAACAATTTTCCTGGTCGAGGGCGAGCTCGACCGCTGCGCCCTCGTCGAGGCCGGAATTCCCCGTGGCAGCGTTCTGTCAGTTCCAAACGGGGCCAAGCAGCGCAGCGCCGAAGCGCCATCGGAATTGAGAGGGTATTCCTACGTCGATGAAGCGCTCAAGGCTGGCCTCAACCGGATCAAGAAGTTCGTGTGGTGCGGCGATGGCGACGATGCCGGCCTGTCACTCCGCGCTGACATGGCCAGGTTACTCGGTGCGGCACGGTTCTGGTTTGTCGACTGGCCGGAAGGCTGCAAGGACGCCAACGATGTCCTGCGCACCGAAGGCGCGCGCGACCTACGCGACCTCGTAACCGAAGGGTCGCTGCAGTGGCCAGTCGCCGGGCTTTACCGCCTCGGCGAACTCCCCGAGCCCCCAGCGCTGACACTGTGGGACCCAGGATTTTCGGAGTGGGAAAGCAAAATCAGGCTCGCGCCGCGTACGCTTTCCGTCGTCACCGGGCACGCTGGCATGGGTAAAACAATGCTCTGGACGCAAATCTGGTTTCAGATCATCCAAGCCTATCGCCTGGTGTTGTTCGCCGCGACCTTCGAGACACGGCCGAAGCCGCACATGCGCAAACAACTTCGTACGCTCATCATGGGCAGGCACGAGCGCGATCTTGACGACGATGACAAGCGCAAGGCCGACGGCTGGATCAACGAGCACTACCTTTTCGCCGTCCACCCAGAGCACCGACAAACTCTCGAATGGTTCCTGGACCTCGCCGAAATCGCCATCGTGCGCCATGGTGCCAAGGTGATCACGCTCGATCCTTGGAATAGGCTCGAGGGTTCGCGGGAGCGAAACGAACGCGAGGATGAGTACATCGCGCGCTGCCTGCGCGCGATGTACGTGTTCGCGAATGACATGAATTGCCACGTCCAGATCGTAGCTCACCCAGCAAAAATGGATGGCAATCGGCGCGGCGGGCCCCCAGGCCTCGAAGACATCGCCGGCGCCAAACATTGGGAAAATATGGTCGACCAGGGCTTCGTCGTGCACCGGCCTGAGATTTTCGACGGTGTGAACCGCAAGACCGAGGCTGTGCTCTACCACCGCAAGGCCCGGTTCGATGAACTCGGTTACCCCTGCAAACTCGGCCTCCAATACAACCTCGCGACGGGGAAATATCGGTCAACGGATTACGACACCGGGGCTTACTCATGAGCACCCCACCAACCCAACAAAGGAAGTTCGCGAATGGCTAAAAATCAGGAAACCAACATCACAATCACCGAAATCGAAATGACGAGCATGGATTTCTGTCTCGTCGGCACATCGCCGCTTGTGCCACATGCCGTGAGCGCTAAGGCGGCCGGAGCGCTGTTGGACCCACCCGGCCGGAAGAACGCGGCCGAGCGTGCATCGTCGAAGAAACACGAGCCGTTCGACGAGTTCCGCGACGCCGCCTATCAATTCCGCGACGACGACAATGCGCCGACGCGGCTGTACATGCCGGCCGGCAGCTTCCATGCGGCGATCGCCGACGTTGCCATCGACATCGTCGGCGCGACCAAGTCGCAGATCGGCCGGCTCACGCGCGTGCCTGGCCTCAAGATCCCGGTCTGGGGTGTGCCGCAGATCTACAGCACCATCGTTCGCTCCAGTGACATGAAGCGCACGCCGGATGTGCGGACGCTTCCCATCCTTCCGCGATGGGCCACCAGGATCACCGTGATGTTTCCAACAGCTCTGATCAAATCTCAATCGGTCGGCAACCTACTGGGTGCTGCGGGCATCATCATCGGCGTCGGCGACGGCCGGCCACAAAAAGGCAAGATGGCATTCGGCTGCTGGCGGGTGTGCTCGGAGGACGACCGGGAATGGCACGAGATCGTCAAGCTCGGAGCCACCAAGGCGCAGGACAATGCGCTCGCCGATCCGCAGTTTTACGACCGCGAGACCGAAAACCTCTTGACCCGGTTCCTGGCCGAGCAGGTGACCCGCGTGGCGCGGCCGGCAACATCCACGAAGCGAAAGAAGCCAGCAATACCACCGCTGCCGGGCGAGGAGCACATCGGCAACGGTGTTGGTGCGAAGTAATCGGGACGTGACGGGACAGGACTAGACCGGACTAGACCTGACCGGACTAGACCTGACCTGACGAGACGTGACGCGACGCGACAAGCCTTGACACGACGAGCCAAGACCAACGAGACGTGACACGACAAGACGTGACGTGACGCGACTTGACGGGCCTTGACACGACGAGCCAAGACCAACGTGACATGACACGACGTGACGCGACCCGACGAGACGTGACGTGACGCGACCAGACGTGACCTGACGAGACCTGACGTGACCAAACAACAAAGCCGAGATCGGAGACCCCGGTCTCGGCCCTCGCAACGGAGCAATCAATGAGCAGCATGAAAGTCAAAATCGCCGCCCTCCGCGCGCTGGAGAACAAGCACGGCTGCCTGACGCCGACCCACGTCGTCGAAGCCGCCCGCAATCCAAAGCACCCGCTGCACAAGGATTTCGAGTGGGACAACACCAAGGCCGCCGCCAACTACCGGCTCGACCAAGCCCGCCATTTGATCTCAAGTGTGCGTGTGGTGATGACGGTCGAAAAACAAAAGTTCTCGGTCGTGGGATATGTCCGCGACCCCGATGTGGCTCCGCTCCAAGGCTATCGTGCTATCGCTCGAATCCGATCCGAGGAAAGCGCATCCGCCGATGTATTGGCGGCCGAGGTGGAGCGCGTGCGATCCATCTTCGAGCGCGCGCAAAATGTAGCGAAGGCGTTGGATCTCGAAGACGAACTCCAAGCCGCGCTCGACGCGACCATGGTGCTGCTTGGCCGGCTGCAAACAATGGCGCAGAAGGAACCACCACCGCGCAATGCAGCAGTCCCGCCCGCCGCCGCGTGATGCAACGATGCCCCGCCTGAGCACCATCGCGATCGACGCATCCCGCGCCGTCACGCCAGCGGCATGGTCCGCCGACTGGGTACAGCAGCGGCTCGTCGAGGCCTACACTGTCGAGCGCCGGTTGCCGCACGCGCGCCGCCGTTTGTTGATTGCCAGCGCGTGGCCACCGATGGCGACCGAATTTTCCGACATCGTTGGCCGTGCGGACGACGATCGAAAGGAAAGATTTCATGCTTGGGAAAATGCGCGGCTTGGATGTTCCTCCATCGATATCAGCAGGATGGAACAGGCGCACGACTGGCTCGCCATTTTGGCCCCATATCCCGAGGAACGGCTGTGCCTCAGCCATTTGGCTGCGGCTGCTGCCTACCAGCGATCTCTGTCCAGGCTGCTAAAGCTGCGCCGGTGGTCCCGGTCCACGTTCTACCGTCGGGCCATAGCAGGAGCCCACGTCATTGCCATGGAACTCACCCGCCAAAGCGTACCGGTGGTGTAGTGGCGACAGATTATTACCAAATATTGATTTATCGTGAAACTATGGTACAGAAAAAACAGCCTCTGGCTGGTTCAATGGGCTGGAGCGCCTACTCCACCCCTACCCCCCACAATAACGCACCAGCGGCCTTTCCTGGCCGAATGCGGGCCTATCCAGCCATGCGGGCCTATCCAGCCATGACCAAGGTTGTTCGCAGCATCACCCCGGTGATCCGGGCCGTGGACACCAGAACCACCAAGCTACCACCCAAGCAGATCGAGCCGATCTACAATAGCCCGCAGTACATAGCTTGGCGTGCCGAGATCACGAGCCGAGCAGGCCGTAGGTGTGAGGCACGGGACGAACATGGGCGTAGGTGCACCAAGGCGTGGCCCGAGCATCGTGTGTACGCTGACCACATAGTAGAGTTGAAGGATGGTGGTCAACCATTTGATATTAATAATGGAATGGTCCTTTGTGCATCGCATCACGAGCGCAAGACCTTCCGTGTACGTGTCCAACGGTTGAAACGATGAAGGGGGGGGTGGATGCGAATTCAAAAACCATCCCGAGGTATAACCGCCTGCCCCCGCATTCCCACAATTTTTCTAGCAATTTGCTAAATCTGTAGAATTTTCTTCCAACAACCGCAGGAGCAGAAAATTCCAAGTGGTGGATACCGTGCACAAGGCGGACGGCCCCGGCTCAAGGCCAAGGCGCCGAACCCGGTGCCGAAGGACATTGTGGCGGACGCCAAGGCGGCCAAGATGCAGCCGCTGGAATACATGCTGTTGGTGCTGAACGACCCAACCGCCGACGAGGTCCGGCGGGACCGGATGGCGATGGCAGCGGCCCCGTATTGCCATCCGCGGGTGGCGGACAGCACCAGGGGCAAGAAGGATCTGCAGGCCGAGGCTGCGGAGACCGCGGGCGCCGGCACGGCGTGGTCTGGCGACCTGGAGTTTGAGGGCCGGGCTAACTGATGCTGACGCGGTCGTGGGACACGGCGGTGGTCGACTGGGAAGAAAGGTTACTTGCCGGCCGCTCGCTGGTACCCGAGCTGCCGCTGTTTCCGGCCGAGGCGGCGAAGGCCCTACGGGTGTTCAAGCGGCTGCGGCTGCCGGACGTGATCGGTACGCCAACGATGGGCGAGGTTTGCGGGCCGTGGTTTTTCCCGATCGTCGCGGCATTGTTTGGTTCCTACGATCCCGCAACCAATACGCGGCACATCAGCGAGGTGTTCCAGCTCATTCCGAAGGGGAACAGCAAGAGTTCGAACGGGGGTGCGGTGATGGTTACCGCCCTGATCTGCAATAGGCGCCCCGAGGCCGAGTATCTGTTCATCGCGCCGACGATCGAGGTGGCGACGATCGCCTACCGGCAAGCGAAGGGCACGATCAAGCTCGATCCCGAGCTCACGAAGCTGTTCCAGGTTCAGGACAACCTCAAGAAGATCACGCACAGGGTTTCGGGCGCGACGCTGCAGATCAAGGCGGCCGACACTGACGTTATCACTGGCAGCAAGGCCGTGGGGACGATGATCGACGAGACGCATGTGTTTGCCAAGAAGGCGAACGCGGCCGACATCTTCATCGAGTTGCGCGGCGCGCTGACCAAAAGGCCGGACGGGTTTCTGTTTCAGACGACGACGCAGAGCAAGCAGTCGCCGAGTGGCGTGTTTGCGTCCGAGCTGGCGATGGCGCGCGCGGTGCGCGACGGACATGCGCCCATGCCGCTGCTGCCGGTGCTGTACGAGCTGCCGGATCGGCTCGCGCGCGACAATGGGTGGAAAGAGCGGCGCTATTGGCCGCTGGTCAATCCCAATCTTGGGCGCTCGACCAACGAGGACTTTCTGGCGCGCGAGGTGATGCGGGCCGAGGCGGACGGGCCGGGTGCGGTGGCGCTGATCGCGAGCCAGCACTTCAACGTGCAGATCGGGCTGAGCTTGCGCGAGAACGGCTGGCCTGGCGCCGAGTATTGGGAAGCGGCCGAGGACGCGGCGCTGACGCTCGATGAGATCCTGATTAGGTCCGAGGTCATTGTGGTCGGCATCGACGGCGGCGGGCTCGACGATCTCTTTGGCCTGGCCGTGGTCGGGCGCTGTCGTGAGACGCTTGATTGGCTCGTCTGGACGCATGCGTGGTGTCATCGCAGCGTGCTCGATCGGCGCAAGTTGATCGCATCGCGGCTCGAGCAGGCGCAAGCGGCGGGCGAGCTCACCATCGTCGAGCATGCGGCGCAGGACATCGAGGAGATTGTCGAGTTGATCGCCGATATCCGCGACAAGAAGCTGCTGGCGTGCGTGGCAGTAGACCCGGCGGGCCTGGGCGAGTTCATCGAGGCGTTGCGCGCGATCAAGATCACGCAGGAGGGCGAGCAAGTCGTCGGCGCGCCGCAAGGCTATCAGCTTATGAATGCGATCAAGACGGCCGAGCGCAAGGTCGAGAACGGCACGCTCAAGCACGCGCCAAACGCGCTGATGGACTGGTGCGTGGGCAATGTGAAGATCGAGCCGACGGCGACGGCGATCCGGGCGACCAAGCAGAGCGCGGGCGACGCCAAGATCGACCCGTGGATGGCGCTGATGGATGCGGTCACCGTGATGGTGCGCGATCCGAAGCCGCAGAATACGCCCGAGTATAAGTTGTTC